GGAGGGCGGCGAGGATCTCAACCGTCCTAGCGTCGGTGGCCTCATCCCACGCTTTCCAATCCGAGCCGCTGATGACCTTGCCGAACTTCGGGTCATCCTCAAAGGGCATCGTGACGTGCCGCTGCACGATGTGCTTTCGCAGCGTGCGCGCCAGCGCCTCCACGTCCACCGGCTCCCGGCTCGGCTCGGGGGCGGCTGGCTGGATCTGCTCGATGCGGTCGAACTTCTTCATCGCTTTGTCTCCTGGGTTTGCCCCCGTGTTAGATCGGCCACGATCAACCGCGCAAGGATCTGCACCAACGCCCGATCGGTGGCGCTAAAGACGGTCGCCGGATTCTCGCGCATCATCGCCTCCGAAAGAAAAACGAGCGGTCAGGCGGGCGGGTAACACCGATCGTGGTGCAGCGGTCGCAATAATTCGCGACATACGAGCCCGATTGCGCGTAGACGAGTCGCCCGCCACACGCGCACCTGGCCGGGAGTTTATGGGCGCGGCGGATCGCGGCACTCGCCGCCGCCTCGGCTCGCGTGACGCGCATCGTCGCCTCCCTCTCAAAAACTGGTGCGCCCGGCCGGGATCGAACCGGCGACACCCCGGTTAAAAGCCGGGTGCTCTACCAACTGAGCTACGGGCGCGTGTAAACCACAATTTTTTATCACAGAAAGGCGGCGCTATGTCCGACCCGTTTGCCGTCACGGTCGGCGGCGCCGTCGTCTATGAACCGTTCGACAAGCAGCGCGAATTCCACTCGTCGCGCGCCCGGTATCGCCTGTTCGGCGGCAGCAAAGGGTGCGGGAAAAGCCTGGCCGTGCGGTGGGATCACCACCTGTTCTGTTTGAGCGTGCCCGGCGCGCAAACGCTCATCGTGCGCCGCAAGCTGACCGAACTCCAACGCAGCCACCTCCGCTATATCCCGAAAGACATGCAAGCGATGGGCGGCGAGGCCGTGGGCTTTCGCTGGCGCCCGTCGGAGGTCGGCGCGGGCGTCCTCTACTACCCCAACGGCTCGCTGACCGAATTCGGCCACGTCCAGCACGAGGACGATGTGGAGACGTACCTCTCCGCCGCCTACGAACGGATCAGTCAAGACGAACTGGTCACGTTCACCGAGTACCAGCACCTCATGTTGTGCTCGTGTCTCCGCACGACGATCCCCGGCGTGACGCCGCAATTTGGCGCCGCCACCAACCCCGGCGGCCCCCAAGCGCAGTGGGTCAAACGGCGGTGGATCGATCAGGACGTCACCGCCGACGAGGACGAGGTGTACGACGCCGCCGACTACCACTACATTCCGGCGCTGCCGAAGGACAACCCTCACCTCAACTGGATCGAGTACGAGCGCGAACTCCGACGGCTGCCGCCGGAAATGCGCCGCGCCTACTTGGAGGGCGATTGGAATATTTTCCTCGGCCAATTCTTTCCGGAGTTTCGGCGCGCGCTGCACGTGCTCGACGGCGCCGACCTGGCGCGCTATGGCGCCCTGCCGGCCGTCTACCTGCGGGACGCGGCGATGGACTGGGGCTACGCCCACGAGGGCGTGATTTTGTGGTTCGTGCTGGCCGAGGACGGCACGCTCATCGTGGACGATGAATACGTGTTCAACGGGCCACGGCGCGACAAGCTCGTGGCCGGCGAGGTGGCGCGCGCCGCGCGCGAGCGCGTGAAGGAACGCGGCTGGCGCGTGCGGCGCTGGCTGGCGGATCCCAAGATGGCCGATCAGACCGGCCACGACGGCGGCGAAACGCACCTCGATACCTTTCGGCGCAACGGCGTCCCGCTGCACCCGGCCGATAACGATCGCGTCAACGGCTGGGGCCGCGTGCGCGCCTGGCTCCGCACGAATCCCGCCACCGGCAAGCCGTTTCTCCGTGTGCATCCCCGCTGCCAGTACTTGATCCGCACGCTCGGCGCGGTCCTGATGGATAGCGACCGTCCCGAGGACGTGGACACGGACGGCCCCGATCACGCCTGCGATGCGTTGCGGTACTTTCTGATGGGCCGCCCGTCCCCGGCGCGCGATCAGCCGACGCTCGTCTACCCGCCCGGGACCGTCGGTTGGCTCAAGCGCCAGGCGTTGCGCGAACAGGAGCCGCGCGAGCGCGTCCTCGGCGCGTCGAATCGATCGCACCGCTCGCGCTTCGCCGGCTACTAGATCACGATCACGTGTCCGCGCCGGCCGATCTGTTTCGCGTACTTCACCGTCCAGCAACCACCGCTTTTGACGTGATCGGCGGTGCCGCAGTGATAGCAGAGCGCGAACCGGCGGCCCGTATAGGTCGGCGGTAGCGTGGCGACGACGATCGAGTACACGACGGTGGACGCCTCGGCAATCTGGATGTTGCGCGGCTTAAACCCGCGATCCCACTCGTCAACGGCGGGCGGGAATTCCTGTGTAGGCACGCCGGCCGCCTCCGCCTCTTGGATCGCCCATATGTCGATCCCGCCCAAGCGACACGCCCCGGAGACGACGCGATCGGCGGCCGTGCGGGCGAGGATGCGGCGGATCAACGTGCGCGCGCGCGCCTCCGTCTCCGCCGTAAACTTGGCCGCCTCGTGGCCGACAATCCCAACGGTAACGCCCATGAATAACAATTGTATCGCCGTCGCTCTACCCTGGCACGACGGGCCGCGGGCCGCTTACCTGGCGCCGGGCGAGGTCGCGCCGGTTGATCCCGGCGCCGTCCTCTGCCCGTGCGCCGACTGCGGCCAAGTGCTAGCGGTCGGACCCGCGCTCGCCCTGGCCCTGTCCGTCGATCCGTCCCTCGACCTGTGTTGCCCCGCGTGCGGCGTCGGCCGGTGTCGGGGGGCGAGTCAGATCGTCCGGGTCACCCTGGCCCGCAACGGGCTCACGCACTAGCCGCGTCAGGCGGCGGTGCGGCGTCGTGAAGCGCCAGGCGCGAATGGTCGCGCACTCGTCCCGCCGGGCATGCGCGAGGTCATCGAGATCGCGATTGTGCAGGCCGAGCACGATCGCGTGACCGCCCACGACGGCATCCAAGCCGTTGCCGCGGTAGTGCCCCCACGAGAGGCCGCACGTACAGGCCGTGCGGTCGCGGTGCAGGGCGCGCACGTCGCGGCAGCGTCCGCAAAAGATCAGTTTCATGGCACCACCTCCATGTGAAAAAGAAGAATTTTCACAACGCGACATGCCGCGTCAAGTGTAAAGAATTGACGCGTGACAGAGCGGCGCGCATACTCCGGGTCATCCCGTCATGGCCGACGCCCCGCCCGGCACGCCCGCGCCTCCGACTCGCCTGAAAATCCCGCTGTCGCGCGAGGAGGCCGGCGCGTGGACGGCTCGCATCGAGGCCGCCACCAAGGCCGCCGACGCCAAGCGGAAAGAGTGGCAGGCGTACGTGACCGCGTACATGGTCCGCACGCTGCAAGCCCGCGGCCCCGACCACCAGATCACCGTCCCGCTGGAATTCGCCTACACGGAACTGAAAAAGGCGCAGCTAGCCTTTCAAGTCCCCGAGGTCAATCTCAAGGCCAAGCGGCCCGAGTTTGCCGCCGCGGTGCGGGCGTTTGAGGGCGCGCTGAATTTCGAGCTTGCCGAGGCCGGCGCCGATGGCCTGCTCGACCTCGTCATTACCGACGTGCTCGTGTGCGGCATTGCCGCCGCCAAGGTCGGCTACTACGCCGACATTCGGCAGCGTGACGTGCCCGTGATGGGCCCGCCGCCGCCCGACCCGATGACCGGCGAGCCGGCGCCCGACGGGCAACCCGTCGCGCAGACCGATCCGCTGACCGGCGAGCCGTTGATGCAGCCGGAGCCGTACCTCGCGCACGAGTGTTATTACGGCGATCAGATCCCGCCGGAAAATATCTTGATCCCGCCGGAGTTTGCCGGCGGCGATTACGACCGCGCCGCGTATCTCGGCCATCGGTTCCAACTCGACGTCCAGACCGCGATCACGCGCTACGGGCTCGATCCGACGTTCACCGCCACCGCCACGCGCCCGATCGAAACGCTGTCAAGTGCCGAACAGCCCGAGGGCCGCGACACGCTGACGACGAAAGACGTCGAGGGCGTCGAAGTGTTCTACCTGGCGACGGTGTTTGATACCGCCACAGAGCCGGCCGACGCGGCGCCGCCCGCGCTGCCGGGTGTGGCCATGGCCGGCGCCGATCGCCCGCACGTCGGCCAGTACCGCCGCCTCGTGTTTCTCAAGGGTAAGTCCGAGCCGGTGGTCCACGAGGACAGCCCGTATCAGTACGTCGATGAAGTAGACGGCAAGCTGAAAGGCATGCGCGGCAACCCGATCCACGTGCTCACGCTCCGCGTG